CTTCATGCCGGCTTCCCAACCGGGGATGTAGCCGAAGTCGACCGGCTCGAGCCGGAACAGCGCGCCGACATGCCCCGCCTCGAAGATCGGTGTGTTGGCGGTGAGCGTCACCGAACCGCTGACACCCGATGGCGTGACCGTCTTTCCCTTCTCGCTGTTGGCGACGAACGGGCCGGCCTTGAGTGTCACCAGATCGAGGCTGAACGTCGTCGCGGTCAGCCGCGACAATTTGCGCGGCGCCTGCGTTCCGCACACCAGGTAGAGCACGTCGGCCGACTGCTGGAAATCGAGCTGCTCGACCTCGGCGAACGAATAGGGGGTCGCGATCTCATAGGGCACGCCGGGCGCGGTCTCGATCCGGACATTGTTGGTGTAGAAGCGGAATTTGTTCGCGCTCGCCTCGATGATATAGGCTTGCGTCGTGTTGAACTCGAACGGGATCAGCCGCGTCGGCCCGGCGGCGTTCTCGACATAGATCGTGCCCGGCGCCGCCACCGCGGGCCCCTCGATCGTCGGCAGGAAGCCGCGCATCTTCTCAAGCGCGTTGCCGTAGAAGGCAAGGTCGATCCGGCCCTGGACGCGCGGCGACACCTCGCCGGCGTTGAAACTGGTCTGGATCGCGGTGAGCGCCCGCCCCGTCATTGCCGCCCGCTCAGCCAGTTCGAGCGATAGACCGCGTTGCGCTGGCGGCTGCCCGTCGCCAGTCCGTCCTGGCGCTTCGCGTCGCGGAGCTTGCGCTCGGCGGCATTGTCCATCCGGTCGAGGATCTCCTCGCGCGCCGTGACCACCTCGGCGAGCTCTACCGACAACGCGCGCACCAGCTCGCCGATCGCCCCCGGCGACCATTTCGACAGGTCCTCGATCCGCGCGATGTAGCGGACGTTGATCGGCGCCTCGGCGTCGGTCAGCAGCTTGTCGCCCTCCTGTTCGCCTACGAAAAAATGCTCGCTGTCGTCGTTCCACGGCAGCCAGCGCAGGCAGTCGGAGGGGAGCTGGTAGTAGAATTTATATCCGAAGGGCGGCGCCTCGACGTCCGCCGATGCCTGGTAGCGCGCGATCGCGAAGTTCCACGGATGCGCGGCGAGCACCTCCTCGAGCAGCATCGGCCAGATCGCCTCGACCGCCGAGGCCACCTGGCTGGCGTCGTCGGGCGAAACCATCCGTTTGGTGCTGCCGAGCAGGATGAGCGCACGATTGGTGATCGACGTCTTGGACGGTGCCGTCACGGCTGCGCTCCCCGGAAGCCTTCGTAACAGTGCCGCCGGGCCCGGCTCCCATGATCTGCGGGAAGCGCTCTACTTCCCCCCGCGATCATAAGCCCGGCGGCACGCTCCCCCCGGAGCTCAGCGGCCGATGGCCTCCAACTCGATCACCAGCGTGCCGGCGCCGGGCAGGTTCGCCGCGCCGATCGTGAAGATCACCTCTTCCTTGGCGGCGAGCGGCGCCTGCGCCTTGGCCGATGCCAGCGCATAGCCCGTCGGGGTATCGACCGCGGTGAACACCGCCGCCGCCTTGTACTTGGCGGTTGCGCCGGCGATGCCGACCGAGATCGTCGACGTGCCCAGCGACACCGAGCTCGTGAAGCTCAGCGACCGGAAGGCATAGCCCTCGGGAAGCACGCAGATGACGTTGCTGTCGCCGTTGTTCTTGGCGACATTGGCCGAAGCCAGATCGAACACCGCGCGGAAGATCCGCGGGCGCGCGTTGTAGACGCGGCCGTCGGCCTTGATCGCGGGAACCGCGCTGCCGTCGAGCACCCCCACCAGCTGCGCCGAATAACCCTTTGCCATGATCCTGTTCCTTCAATTGATGCGACGAGAAGGGCGGAGCCGCCGGCCTGGCGGCTCCGTCCCGATCAGCCGGCTTCGTTGCAGAGGATCTGGAAGCACTTGTCTTCCAGGACGCGGGTCGCGGCGGCGCAGGTGTAGCCCGCGATCTGCGTGCTGTGGTTCTTGTCGGGGCGCGGATCGACATGACCCTCGAAATCGAGCCACTTGCCGCCGTGCATCCCCGAGGGCACGAACACCGGAAGCCGGCGATAGCCGTTGCCGTCGACGGTCAGCCCCGAACCCAGCTTGTACGACTTGGGGTTGCCGATCTGCGCCTGCACGAAGCGGAAGCCCATGAACTCGACGACCTTGCCGTCCTGCAGCGCCTGCCGGTTGAGCGGATTGTAATCGCTCGACTGGATCTGGGTGATGTTGAGCAGGTCGCGCTTCTGTCGCGCCGTGATGACGATGATCGGCATCTCCATCTCGGTGTCGACGAAGGCCTCCTCCATCATCTGCTGCATGTAGATCAGCTTGGCGAGGGTCAGCCCGGTCGGCGTGCCGGTGTTGCCCTGGTCGACCGCCATGATGTTCGCCGATTTGAACGGGACCGCGGTCGCGCCCTCCTCGCCGGTATAGGCGGTGCCGTAGAAGCCCTGCAGGAACTTATCGTCCTGGTAACGGCGGATCGCCTTGGCGACGCCGGTCGCGAGCGGCGACTGCAGCCCGACCTCGGTCGACATCTGGTCGTCGGGATCGAGCAGCGGCGCCACGCTCGCGCGCTTGGGCTTGGTGATCCAGCGCCGGTCGACGTCAGGATCGACATTCTTGGTGTCGCCGTTGCGCTCTTCGATCTCCTCGGCATAGAGATCGGTGAAGCGGTCCTCGATCTGGACCTTCTTGCCCGTGTAGGGCGAGCTGCTCCCGAGCAGCGACCACAGCTTGCCCGGCATTTCGTTGAGTGCGAACTCGACCGCGAGCCGGAAATCGACGGTGCGCACGACGTCTGCGTAATTCTCGGCCATAAGAGCCCCCTGAAAGAAACGACGATGGTTCGAGGTTTCGATCGGGATGGCAGCCGAGGCTGGGCCGGTCTGGCTGGTTAACGTCCGCCTACGACGCCGCTGCTTTCGCGGGAGCACCTGGGCCTCCCTCGACGCTCGCGCGTTTCGGGCGGGATGGCAGGACTGGGGCGGAACCTAAATCCCGCCCCGGTGTTTCGTCAAGACGCCCTGCGCTCCGACGAGCGAATTTGTTCGCGCTTCGCCACCGCGTCGCGCAGCCGGTCATATTCGGCGCGCTCGGGCGAGCCCGCCGCCTTGACCTTCTCGCGCCAGCTCGCATCCTTCATCTTCGCGTCGAGCGCGGCCTTGGGATCGCCGCCGCCGCCCGGCGGATCGCCGCCATCGACGCGCGCGTGCTCGCCCATCAGCTCGGCGAGGTTGATATAGGTCTTGAGCAGCGCCTTCGATCCGATCTCGGCGTCGATCTTGGTCGCGATGTCGGGATCGAGCCCGAGCCGCAGCGCCGCCTGCTTCGCCGCCGCGATCTTGGTATCGAACTGGTCGCCGAGCTCGGCCTTGAGCTCGTCGACCCCGGCGCGGCTCTGCGCGTTGAGCGCCTCGATCGACTGGGCCGCCAGTGCGTTGTTGAACGCGACGATCCCTTCGACCTGGCGCGGCAGCAACCCGAGCTTGTGCGCGACCGGCCGGAACTTGTCCGCGAGCTCGCTGCTCTCCCCTTCGGGCACCTCGATCTTGTAGGCGGCCGGATCCTTGGGCCGCCCCGCCGCGTCGTAAAACGCGTCCCAGGCAGCGTCGTCGGCGTCGGCGCCGGGGAGCAGCACCTTGGATTTGGCGACGCGGTGCGCCTCGACATGCCCGCGCGCGAGCTCCTCGATGTTCTTGTAGCGCGTCAGCGTCGCGTCGCCGCGCAACTCCTCGGGCAGCCCCGTAAGCCATTCGGGCGCCCCGCCGCCTTCGCCGCCGCCGCCACCGAGCAGGTCCGCTCCACTGCCGCCGCCTTCACCGCCCCCATTTTCACTCATCGTCATACTCCCTCACTTGCCGGTTAAGCGCAGCGATCTGCCCCTGGTCGAGCTTCAGGCTGCTGGAAATGTGCAGGAAAACCTGCCGTCGACCCTCCATCATCGCGTGGCGGCGCGGATCGTCATGATAGGTGCTCGTCTCGGCCGCGCAGAAGCGCGCCAGATCATCGAGCACCGCCGCCGCATTGTCGTCGGG